GTGGTGAACTAAACATATTCGCAGGCGGTTCTGGCTCAGGTAAGAGTTTGTTTATGCAGAATATCAGTATTAACTGGGTCACACAAGGACTTAATGGTGTATATCTGAGTTTAGAACTTAGTGAGGGCTTGTGTGCTATGCGTATGGACAGTATGGTAGCCAATGTGTCAACCAAAGAAGTGTTTAAAGAACTAGACACAGTTGAGATGAAGATCAAGATGACTGGTAAGAAATCTGGTGTACTACAGATTAAATATATGCCGGCACAATCAAACGTAAATCAGATCCGTAGTTATCTTAAAGAACTACAGATACAGACAGGTTGTAAGCTTGACTTTATCATGGTAGACTATTTGGATTTGGTAATGCCAGTGAGTGCTAAAGTCAGTCCAAATGACTTGTTCGTCAAAGACAAATATGTGTCAGAAGAACTACGTAATTTAGCTAAAGAATTGAACATATTAATGATCACAGCGTCACAGTTAAATCGTGGTGCTGTAGAAGAAATTGAATTTGACCACAGCCATATCGCAGGTGGCCTAAGTAAGATCAACACAGCAGATAACGTATTTGGTATCTTTACAAGCCGTGCTATGCGTGAACGTGGTCGTTATCAATTACAGTTGATGAAAACACGTAGTAGTAGTGGTGTGGGCATGAAAGTAGATCTAGAGTATGATATTGAAACTCTACGTATCACAGACCCTGGTGAAGAAGCACAAGAAAGTGGTCTACGTGGTGTAGGTGCTACTAATATCCTAAGCCAGATTAAAACAGGTAGTAGCATAAGTCCAGCGGAAGATACTCCTAAAATACAAGCTGGTGTAGACAGCAGTAAGTTAAAAAGCATGCTAGCAGGTCTTAAAAATACTTCAGAATGATATCATATGATCAAATACGAGAAGTTCATCTAGAAATCTCATCCCTGTGTAATGCTCGTTGTCCATTGTGTCCCCGTAATTTTCGTGGGTATCCTTACAATGACGGATACGTTGAAGCTAATCTAACACTAGACAATGCCAAACATATTTTTACCTCTGCATTTTTAAAACAATTAAATCGTATATATATCAATGGTAATTTTGGTGATGCTGTGATGAATCCAGAAACATCAGATATAGTTGAATATTTTAGATCACAGAACAATGATCTAATTATAGATATTAGCACCAACGGCAGTGCTAGAGATAAGTCCTTTTGGCAACGATTAGCTCATGCAAAAACAAATGTTTTATTTTGTTTAGATGGATTAGAAGACACGCATCATTTATATAGGCAAAATACTAGCTGGTCTACTATATTAAATAATGCTGAAATTTTTATATCTGCGGGGGGCAATGCTACTTGGAAAATGATTCAATTTGATCATAATAAACATCAAATTGACGATTGTAAAAAGTTAGCAAAACAATTAGGATTTACAGATTTTGAATTAGTAGATCACGGAAGAAATACTGGGCCTGTTTTTGACAAACAAGGTAATTTAATTCATGTGCTTGGCAACTACACAGGAGAACAGAATTTTGAAATACTATTTCACAAAAAGAAAACCGATATGGTATTATTAGAAGACGTCGCTCCGTATTTAACCCAATATTCCGATATAAATTGTTACACCAAACAAGCGAGATCGATTTATATCAGCTCAACGGGAGATATGTATCCATGTTGTTGGACTGGATTTAATCCTAAAACCTATGGTAAGGGGGAATACCACGAAGCTGTAAATGCACAACTAGCACCAATGATCAAGAATAACAATTCATTGGAACATAGTTTAGAAGAATGTATAGCTTGGTTTAATGCTATAGAAGACAGCTGGAATAAAGATACATTCGAGAATGGTCGTTTAATCTGCTGTAATGATAACTGCGGTGTTTGATAAATATACTAAATTGGAGTCTAAACTGTGCAGAAACGCACCCGTAGCATACTTACAGAGCTTGACGAATTACTCACGCACAAAGACAAGGATAATCTCCTTGAAAGCCGTGCTAATAACATCATCAATGGTGCTATCAACCTAATCCGTTATATCCGTGAAAACTATGACGCTGAGCAAGCTCTTGAGCTTGAGCGCCGACTGCTTAATGCTATCAAGGGTCAAGATCCTGCAAAATTCTCACGTGGCATAAGGAAAATCAAAGATGAAGATTAATGAGGTGATACAGGAACGAGTCTTGTCAAATCTAAAGCCAGCAGGAAAAATCTCGCAAGTTACACCTGGACGATTAGCTACAGGTTTTGGAGCATTAGCTAAAGGAGTTGGGGCATTTGCTAAAGGTGTTACTAAAGCAGTCGCCCCACAGACTGTACAGGCTTATGATCGTCAAAAAAATGCCCTAAGAACTCCGCAGACTGCTGGAGATCCTAACATGGCCGCATACAATAAATTTGCAGATATCATGGCCCAACGGGCAAGTAGTGGTACTCAATTGACCGATCAATACATAGCTTCGCAATTCCCTAAAACATGGGACCAAAAATACCGCGGGGAAATGTTACAGTATGTAATCGATCGATTAAAACGCAGTGGCATCAACGTTATACAAAAACCACAGACACCTATGCCATTGGGACTAAAGAGACTTGCCCCAGTACAGCCAATACAACCAGCGGCTACCGCAACACCAGCACCAACACAGCCAACAGCACAAAATTCGCAAGACGCAATTAGAGCTGCATTAAGTGCCAGACAAGCAGGTGGTTTAGGCGCATATGAATCTCTAGACTATGCAACATTTAAACAAAGATTACAAGAAGCTAAGGCACAATGAAACTATTCGAAATAAAAAAACAAACTCCTGAATTCATGCTTGCTGAAAGCAAGAATGTGCATCTAGAACATCTAGAAGATCTAGTGTTTAATAATGGTTATGCCGGAGCGATGTCTGCGCTTGACTACATAGAAAGCCTACGACAGATGCTGGCAGAAGGTACAGGTACTACTACAAAACTCACAGTCAAATGGGATGGAAGCCCTGCGATAATCTGCGGTACAGATCCCAAAGACGGACGTTTTTTCGTAGGTACTAAAAGTGTATTTGCCAAAGCTGAACCCAAAGTCTGTAAAACTGCCAGAGACATAGAACGCTTCTATGGTGATCAGCAGGATCTAGCAGAAATCCTAGCCAGTGCCCTACAACATCTTAAAAAACTAAACATTGGTGGAGTCATACAAGGCGATCTATTGTTCAAAGAAGGTGGAGTCGAAACAGCTACGATCAATGGCGAACAATGCCTAACATTCACACCCAATACTATTACCTACGCTGTACCAGCAGACAGTAGCCTTGGCCAACAGATAGCACGTGCTAAACTAGGTATCATATTCCATACCAGCTATGAAGGCGAAAGCCTAGCAGACATGCGGGCTGGATACATGGTTAACATACAGGGACTGAATAAAAATAGTGACGTATGGTTTGACGATGCCACATACAAAGATTATACTGGTATCGCTAGTCTAACTCCAACTGAAGATCGCAAGATCCGTTCTATGATGACTGCCACATACAATACCATGGAAAAGATTGGTCAAGCGAGATTTGATGTAATATTAACTAACAAAGAATTCGCCCGTAACATCAAACCCTACATCAATAGGACTGTGCGCAGTGGTACATTTGCCGCAGAGCCTACAGCTTTCTTAAAAGATTTCATGACTTACTATCGAGAACTGATGACCAAGGACATAGACGTAGTTACTAGCCGTGCGGCACAGAATCGCATGGCCAAGATAAAAGAAAAAGAAGACTTTGTAGCAGACAATGCCAACAATCTATTAGGCATCATGGCCACTTACAAACGCATAGTCGAGATCAAACAGATGCTCTTACGCAAACTACAACAGGTAGAAGGCATTGGCACTTTCCAAAAAACCAACGATGGATATAGAGTAACCACACCGGAAGGCTTCGTTGCCATTGGACACGATGGTGGTGCAGTAAAATTAGTAGACAGATTAGAATTTAGCCGCACAAATTTCCTTAAACGTTCATAAACAACATACTTTTTTTTCACTCCTATAGCATAAATAATTACATGCGCGAAAGCGTACAAACATTAGGAGAAATAAAATGGCATCATTTACACGTACTAACCCAACAGCAGTTGCACGCGGTACTATCCAACGCAACACAGCTCAATCAGTATACAAAGTTGTATTAAATGGTTCAGGTCTAGCAGTAGCAGCTTCAGACGCAGCTGCAGCTAAGATTTCAGACGCACTAGGTTCAATCACTGGTACATTCCAGTTCAAATCAAATGGTCTTGAAATCTACATGATCGTTGACCGTGTTAACACTTCAATCGGCGCAGTTGCAACAGCGATTGCACAAGTGTTAGATACAGGTACATTCTCAGTATCAGGTGGCGTAGCTACACTAAGTGACTCAAATACAATCACAGTTACTGAGCCAACAGACCTAGAAGGTATGTAAGATCTGTAGTTAGCACTAAAACTAAAAAGCACTGGCAACAGTGCTTTTTTTTGACCAGGCATTCTATTGTCCTAGCATAAATAATAGAAAGATTATCGGAGAATACGATGGCAACACTTCAGAAATTTAAATTAAATCAAGCTAATACCCTAGTTGGTACGCAGACAACGGTGGGCACACTTTATGGTGTAAACAGTAAGGTTTTCGTGATTACAGTAAATGCTGGTGGATCTACAACCTCTACCACTCCACGTGGAAATCTTGTCCCTGATTCAAATTTCACAGGCGGCGTGATCGAATCTATTGTTAGTGAAATTAATCCATTGGCATATTTTACAACTGGTTCTACTGCTACCAACCAGGCGAATATTTTCATAATAATGGATAAAGTTGTTAGCGCAGGTGATCTACAACATCGCATCCGTCAAATTGGTGCCAATGCGGCAGCGACACGATTGACATCAACAACATTTACCTATGCTAATACAGCTATACTATCATCCAGTGGAAATCTAATCGACATCAGCGGTACACAGGTTATAGAAGGTACAGCATTCACTGTAAGTTAAACGTAAATATTTTAAAAAAAAAGCACTGTTCGCAGTGCTTTTTTTGTGACCTTGTCCTTGGTCAATAAATACTCATATAATGATAGACACAAGAATCCATCGCCACCGTGGATATACACTGATCGACGTTACTAAAACCGACGTTACCAAATATACTCCTGAACTAGAACGTATGCGTAACAAACAGCGTAACTGGGAAACGGTCATGCAGGTGTTGGGGTTACGCACACAGATCATGACCAGTAGACAGCTACCTACTGAAACTAAAGAACTCGCAAAGTTTGAATTCGGAAGTGATTACACAGGCAAACACCGTGTGTGGACTTTTGAATTTGAAGTTGAATTTGAAAATCTATATCTCAAAGATCGAGATCCCTACGGTGTGTTAAAATATGATTTTTCAAATACTCCCATAGTGCTGGGGCTTGATGAAACAGCTGAACCACCTATGCCCTTGTTCTACACAGATGGCCCAGGGAAAAATATATACTTTATAAGTATACCAAACAACTAAATATACAAGATGCTATAGGCATTCATTAAGGCACATATTAAGGCATACGTCAAGGCTCAGAGAAACAGCATCGCTTACACAGAGGAAGCGAGATGGCCAAACCATCAGAAATTGAAAAAGAGAGTCTAGAAGCCCACGTTGAGATATGTGCTGTAAGGTACAGCAACTTGGAAACTAAACTACAGAATCTTGAACATCGTATGGACAAACTTGAAGGCTACTTAGTCAGCATCAAGGCCAGTCTAGACGAAAAACTAGAAGGCCGCGACAAACAAAGTGTCAGCGTTATCGTTACCATCTTGGGTGTAATCCTAGCAGGACTTATTGGATTTATCGGTCACGCCCTGTTCAAGTAACATAAATAGTTACATGAAGATTGTAGAACTTACCAACAAATTACTATTACCTATCACTAACGAAGAGCAAGAACTATTAGAACGTTTTGTTGGCGATGCACTTATCGCAAAAAGTCACTTAGATGAGCGTGAGCAACTGTTGGCTAACAATCTCACAGTCAAAGATGTCCTAATTCGAACCAATACCGATGGCAAAATCTACTACAAAAAAACGATCAGCTGAGTTCGACGTTGAAAAAATACGCAGATTCACCCAATCAGAACTAGCTCGATTATCCCAAGAAAAATCAGAGTTACCATTCTGCTATCAGATAGGCACAGACGTATTAGTTGGTAGTAATCGTGTGGTAAAAATAAACGAATACTGCTGGCGTGTGATGCAGGAAGGACAACAGGTATTTGATTTTTTCAATCGTAAAGATGCTATATTTTACTGTATAGCACTACACAAACAGCAGACACAGTTGGCTAAAGATATACGGGATAATGATAGCCTACTTAATCGATTAGAGTTTGAAGCCAGCTTATATCGCATACGCTACAAAAAAGCACAGGCCAAAAGCGACACATGGGGTGAAGAATACTATAGTAATCGCTATACAGAAACACAGCATCGCATAGAACAAGTTAAAAAAGAAATTAAGAAAAACCTAAACTTGGCTAAATATATTAAAGTCTAAATAGGAATTTGACCATGAAATTAGCAGAAATGTCTACAAAATCAACACGTAAGATAAACAAACTAATGGAAAGCCGTTTTGGTTTTTCTATTAATTTTAGTAATTTAACTGTTGAAAAAGCTGAACGTCTAAGTGAAACTATTAGTGCTAACTTAGATAAGATCCGCCACAGTGTGGACCTACACACAGCAGAACGTAATCCACGTTATATGGAACTACTCACAGTCCAAGAAGGTCTAACCACTTGGTTGGAACAAAATCGCCAAACCTTAGTAGAAGGTGAAGTAGGTAATGCTGAAGTATTACTAGCCGCTAAAAACATGGTAGATTCAATACAAGATGCCATTGAAAAAGTTGGTAAGATGCAGAACGAACAATTACCAGAGCTACTAGATTCAATCCGTGATCAGATCGGTAGTGAGCAAGCAGAAGGATTCAAAAACGCAGTCGGTACTACATTAGACTCATTGATGGGCAACTTACAATCAGCACGTGAAGGTGTTGATGGTGGTGTACGTATCCTAACTGGTGAACAAGTTGATAATGCCATGGTAATGCCAGGTGCAGATATAAGTGGCGGTGATACAGAATTACCACCAGCACCAGGTAGTGATCTAAACGCTGACGACACTGATGAGTTTGGTGCCACTGATGCAGCTACAGGTGGTGCAGAAGAACTTGGCCGCGAATTAAGATAATCGTGCGCTTAGATGAGTTCGTACACAGTCAAAAGAATACTCCAGAGTCTAATTTAACAACGGCTCTGGAACTTATTCGCCACAGATACAAAGATAAAAAACAACTTCCAAAAATCTCAACACAGAGCCTAATCAATCTTGTGCTAAACACAGACAAGACTTTTGACTATGATGCACTAGTTTCAGCTAATGAAAACAATCCAGCACTGAAAAATCTAATCAAAAGTTACAACAAAGATTATATCGAATTGCAACCAGCTGGCGAACTAGATGACACTGATGCTACAACTACAAATACTCCTGGTGGTGATGCCACAACAGCACCTGTAGACACCGTGGCGAATATGGCAAAAAAAGCCGCAAAAAAACGAAACGCCGCTGGATTCTAGTCGTAAATACTAGATGATCAAGTTATTTCCTGTAGTAGAATTCTATATAACCAACGTCTGCAATTTAAGTTGCCGAGGGTGTAATCGTTTTAACGATTTAAATTTCAAAGGGCATCAACGCTGGGCTGATCATGCTCTTGCTTATGAAGCATGGAGCAAACGCTTAGATTTACCACGTATTACTATCATAGGCGGTGAACCCACACTTAACCCAGATTTAGAATTATGGGTCAGTAACCTACGCAGATTGTGGCCTAATGCTGTTATTATGGTACAGACTAACGGCACGTATCAACGAGAAGAACATATGGACTTCTGGGACAAATATAATGTTGCTTTTGGAGTGAGCTTACATGATCCTGCTACGGCTGACGAAATTAAAGAAAAATGGAAATATAAAGCAGGATTCATCGAGGCATTTACATTCCATCAAAGTACAGTAATACAACAGAACGACCATTATGTTTTACACCGCAGTGATCCGATAAAAGCATTCGCAGCCTGCGATATGAAACATGATCACACTATGTATCAAGGTAAATTATATAAGTGTCCTGCTATGAGTAATTTACCAGATTTTGATCAGCAGTTTGATCTACGCTTAGACGATCGCCAACGAGAATTATTGTATAGTTATCAACCATTGTCGGCTGATTGCAGTGAAGATGAACTACAAAAATTTTCTGCTACCAAAGATCAACACATAGCACAGTGCGAATTTTGTCCGCAAGATCTACGTTGGCATACAGCATTGGGTGAATTTAAAGAAAATTTACCAAAACCAATTTTTGACACAACTCCTATAGACGAATCTAAATTATACAGATATAGAGAACATCTTCCGGTTGACAAACAATAATAAATACTGTAGTATAATAGTCAACTATTGGAGTTTACATGGCTTATTCAGAAAAAGTTTTAGATCATTACGAAAATCCTCGTAATGTAGGTAGTTTGGACAAAGACAGTCCAGACGTAGGCACTGGTATGGTAGGTGCACCAGCCTGCGGTGATGTGATGAAACTACAGATTGAAGTGCATGAAGGAGTTATCACTGATGCCAAATTTAAAACGTATGGTTGTGGCAGTGCTATTGCTAGCTCTAGCCTTGTCACCGAGCTCCTCAAGGGCAAGACGCTGGATGAGGCTCAGACCATCAAAAACTCACATATCGCAGAAGAACTCGCGTTACCACCCGTTAAAATCCATTGCTCGGTACTTGCAGAAGATGCCATCAAAAGCGCCATAGCAGATTATAGAAAAAAGAATGAAACAGTCTAATGTAGAAAGCCCCTGCATATCAATATGCAGATATGAAAATGAGATATGTGTGGGTTGTGGTCGTACTGTAGACGAAGTCACTGAATGGTACAATTTTACTGACAAACAAAAACAGAAAATTATAGACAGATTAGAAAAAGACACAACAAGTTGGTTTGAATGATATGATATCACTAACAGCTTATGCAAGTAAAAAAATGAAAGATGCTTTGGATTATAGAGGTAAAGGTATTGGCATGCGCATTGGTGTGCGCACCAGTGGATGTAGCGGCTTTGCCTATGTGTTAGAATTTGCTGATAAAACTTTTGAAGGTGATCTTGAAATACAAGACCGCGGTGTTACCCTTGTTATCAATAAAAAAGATCTAGTATACTTAGAAGGCATGCAGATAGACTATACTAAAAAAGGACTGAACGAAGGATTCGAATTCTCTAATCCCAACGAAAAAGCTCGTTGTGGTTGTGGAGAATCATTTACTGTTTGACAACCTATAGATAAGCATATATACTATTAAGATGCTTATCGAAAAATACAACTATTCTCCTATCAATCGTGAATCAGTAGAAGGTAAAAGATTATATACCTTACCAGACGGATCACGTGTTCCTAGCGTTACAACAATATTAGATCGCACCAAACCCGAAGAAAAACGACAGGCTCTGGCTAACTGGCGCAAATCAGTAGGTGAAAATCGTGCAACTGAAATAACCACAGAAGCAGCAGGTCGTGGCACCCGTATGCACAAGTTCTTAGAAGATTATGTGCGCAATAACAGAATTTTAACGGAACCTGGATCAAACCCCTTTAGTGTTGAAGCACATAGCATGGCTCGTGAAATTATTGATAATGGTTTAATAAAGGTTCAAGAAGTATGGGGTATTGAAGTTCCTTTATATGTTCCAGGCTTATATGCAGGTACAACAGATGCATGTGGCCTATACAACAATGAACCATCAATTTTAGACTACAAACAGTCTAACAAACCCAAGAAAACTGAGTGGATCGACGACTATTTTCTGCAATTATGCGCCTATGCTGCCGCACATAATGAAGTCCATGGAACAGATATTAGCCAAGGAGTAATTCTTATGGCAGTAGCGCCAAAACCCAACCAACGGCCTGAATTCCAGCATTGGGTTTTAAATGGTAATGAATGGAATATATGGATGGACCGTTGGTTTGATAGAGTTGAGCAGTATTATAAACTAGCATAAATGCCCATTATTCAGATATCTTGTATAAATATATACATGTATATCTACAAAATTATTAATAAAACAAATGGAAATTGGTATATAGGAAAGCACAACGGGGCTGATCCTAATTATGCAGGGTCTGGTAAAATCCTTAAACATGCTTATAAAAAATACGGTAAAGATAATTTTGAAAAAATTATCCTTGAAAATTGTAATACAGAATCTGAATTAAATCTTCGTGAACGATATTGGATTGATGTAACTAATGCAGTTAATGACCCGATGAGTTATAATTTAGTAAAGGGCGGTACTGGTGGTGATCGAAGTTCTTTTATACCATATGATACTATTAATTACAGTAATCATACTATGAAAGGTACTATTAAATGGTTTAAAAATTTAACTGATGACCAAAAAAAAGAATTTCATCGTAAACAGGCAGAAAAGCGTAGTAAAGGATGGTACGTGAGTCGAGTTGATAATCCTATAGAAGTATACGTGCAAAATATATCAAAATGGTGTGAAGAATACAATGTAGATAAAAGCATGCCTACAAGTTTAAATAATCCAAAGAGTAAGTTATTTCAAAAACAAACCAAAGGTTGGCGTATTAGACGAGCAGATATGCCAATATTGCCACCGTATGAAAATTTGCGTGGGAAAGTAATAATTTCTAACGGATGTAAAAATAAAACTTGGAAATTAGTCAATGGTAAACGCCAATGGTGCGATAAATAAGTAATACAGGAGAAATAAAGTGGCGGTAATTCAAATCAGCAAGATCCAGGTGAGACGTGGTCTACAAGAAAATCTACCCCAACTAGCATCAGGTGAACTGGGTTGGAGCATAGACGAACGTCGTTTATATATCGGTAACGGAACACTAGTAGAAGGTGCACCTGAAGTTGGTGTTACAGAAATCCTAACAGAATATTCTGAAGATAACAATGCCGCTAATATTGCTCTGCTACAATCCAACGTAACAATATTACAAACCTATGCTAGTTTAACATCTAATAACGTGGCTAAAACTACCGAAGTATTGTTAAACAATACTAGTTCTGCTACTAACACAGCATTGACCTTAACAGATTCATTGACTAACTTAATAGACTATAGGATAACCCGTGGCTTAGAAGCAAGAGTAGGTACTTTCAAAGTTACACAAATTAACAGTAATGTGGCCATAGTTGATGAAGAATATACTGAAACCGGTGACACTGGTGTAAATCTATCATTTTTTACATTTGGTAATAGTGCTGTTTTACGCTACACTACAACTAACACCAGCACTTCAGCTAATCTAACCTACTATTCACCAAGAACATTTGCCTAATCATGTGGCAGAATTTTTGGAATCTGCGTGTCAACGACAGGCTAGCAGAATGGAAAAACTTTCGCCATGAGTTAGATCGTCTACCTCTAGAATCTGCAGTGGTAGAACTAAACAACATGTGGAGCACTGCTCCATTCGTAAACTATAATTTGGACGCCAGCGATCCCACAACTTGGCCAGATCCCTGGACATTGTTAGCCGAAAACTACTGGTGTGACGTTGCAAAAGCACTAGGAATCATATATACTATATACTTTACTCATCATAGAAATACCGCAATGGAAATAAGAGTATATTATGATTACAAAGACAAAGAACGCTACACAGTAGCTTGGTTAGATGAGGGGAAATATATTCTTAATTATTGGCCCTATGAAATAGTAAATACAAAACAAGTAGAAGAAAAGCAGTTGCACTTGCTGTATCAATATTCAAGCACAGATTTAGCACTAGAGAAATACTAAAAGAGGTATCAAATTGAGTAACATTCAAGTCAAAAAACGCAGTGGCCAGATCGTACCACTGGATCTGACCAAATGGCAGGCACAGGTAGCCAAAGTTTGCCAAGGTGTAGCTGACGTCAGCCAGTCCATGATAGAGATCAAAGCTCAACCACACTTCTACGATGGTATCTCAACACGTGAAATTGATGAAATCACTCTACGTGCTATCGTAGATTTAATTGATGTAGAACATGAACCAGAAGTAGGGCATACTAACTATCAATATGTAGCAGGTAAACAACGTTTATCTATGCTACGCAAAGATATCTACGGTGATTATCAAGTCCCACATTTATATGAAATCGTAAAAACTAATGTAGCTACTGGATTATATACTGGAGAACTATTATCTTGGTACACTGAAGAAGAATGGAATCGCATGAATGACATGATCGATCATGCCAAAGATGAAGAATATAGTTACGCGGCCATAGCACAGTTGATTGAAAAATATCTAGTTAGGAATCGAGCTACTAAACAGATCTATGAAACTCCACAGGTTCGTTACATGATAGCAGCCGCAACTATATTCCATAAAGAAAACCCTGCACAAAGATTACGTTATATCAAAGATTACTACGCCTGCGCCAGTGACGGATTGTTCACGCTCGCCACTCCAGTGCTCGCTGGTCTAGGTACCCCTACGAAGCAGTTTAGCTCATGCGTTTTGATCAAATCAGATGATGACCTAGACAGTATTTTCGCATCAGGAGAGATGATGGCCAAATATGCAGCCAAGCGTGCTGGTATTGGTCTGGAGATAGGTCGTTTGCGCCCCTTGGGTAGTCCTATACGAGGTGGGGAAGTCATGCACACAGGTATGATTCCCTTCCTTAAGAAATGGTTCGGTGACTTGAGATCATGTAGCCAAGGTGGTATCCGTAATGCTAGTGCTACAGTTTTTTATCCAATATGGCATCATCAATTTGATGACTTAATCGTATTGAAAAACAATCAAGGCACAGAAGAAACTCGAGTGCGACACATGGACTATGGTGTTGTGCTTAACGCTATGTTCTGGCGCAGATTTAAGAATAAAGAAAATATTACATTCTTTGATCCTAACGAAGTTCCTGACCTGTATGAAGCATTTTACAAAGACACAAAACTCTTTGAAGAATTATATGAGAAATATGAAAAGCTAAAAGGACTACGTAAGAAAGTTCTGTCAGCTGAAGAAGTGTTTAAATCTGGTATATTAAAAGAACGTACTGATACAGGACGTATATATCTTGTGTTCATTGACAATGTCATGAACCAAGGCCCATTTGACCCTGAGTATCACACTATCTATCAAAGTAACTTATGTTGTGAGATTCTATTACCAACTAAGCCATTTAAACGTTTAGATGATCCAAATGGTCGTATAGCTTTGTGTACACTAGGCAGTATCAACTGGGGAGCATTCCGCAATCCAGAAGATATGCGTCGTGCTTGCCGCATCCTTCAACGCAGTCTATGTAATATCCTTGACTACCAGGATTTTCTAAGCATACAGAGCAAACTGTCAAATGATGAAATCCAGCCCCTGGGAATAGGTGTTACTAATCTTGCTTACTGGCATGCCAAGCGTGGATATGAATACGGTACTGCTGAAGCCCTACAGGATGTTAAGACATGGATTGAACATCTGGCATTTTACCTAACAGAGGCCACAGTTGATCTAGCTCGGGAACGTGGTGCATGTTTACACAGTGAACACACACGTTATGGCCAGGGACATTTTCCTTGGGAACGCCGTGCTAAAGCAGTAAACAAACTAGCAGACTTTACCCCAACACGTGAACTAGATTGGGAACAACTACGTAGCGATATGCGAAGCTATGGTGTGCGTAATGCTACATTAATGGCCATCGCTCCTGTTGAAAGTTCTAGCGTGGTTATTGGATCAACTAATGGTATTGAGATGCCTATGAGTCTGATTTCAGTTAAAGAATCTAAAGCAGGATCATTTATACAGGTTGTTCCTGAATATAATAAAT